TGAATTCCGGTGTGTATCTCTTATTTGGTATTCCTTTAGGCATAAAAATGCCCCCCTTCCGTTAGATTTCTAATTGGTATATTTCTATTATACCACATTGTCTAACAAAAGGGGAGCATTTCAAAAATCGGACAGGGTCTTATCATGAAAATATATGTAAGAGTTCCTCACAAATGAGACAATCGCGTTATTATACTCATTCATACTCGTTATACTCATTATACGCAGACTTTTATTTTATATAGTAATTCTCTATGCCGTTTATTGTTTTGCTTGTTTTATTGTCATATACTATCGCGACGCTATCTTGGGCTCTGGTTATTGCTACATAAAGCTTGGATTGGCTTTGCGGCTTGAGAGGCTTTTTATCAGTTATCCATTCAAGCATTGGTTTTGTAGGATAAATCAATACTCTGCCAAAAGTTAACCCTTTTGACTCTCCGAAATTCATGTACGGATAATCATAATTAACTTTAGTTTTAATAGTATCTCTTAATTGCATAGGGGAGAATCTTTGCAAATATTCATCAATATTCTGGGTAGATATAAAGAATACTCCGTCATGTCCAGTAATATCACGATCAATACAATTGCATGGATTATAGTTAGGATAAATCAAATTGGCGTAGTCGCAGATTTTTTGATTATTTCTATATGTAGTATTGAGTGATTGTGTATCAATCTCGACTGAATCATTTTTGCATTCATTTGATACAAAACCGACAATATCTCCTTCTTTGTATTTTTTATACTTGCCTTCCTCATGTGTGTGATAAGTAACCTGACGAGGATCTCCGACTAGTAAAATATCGCATTTTGATCTAAATAGTAATTTAATTAATTCTAGATCATATCCAGCCATATCTTGTATTTCGTCAATAAAAATTTTATCAAATATCCTTTCTAGTCTTTGGATTATAAGTCCAGAAGTTTTCTCATTTGCTCTTACTGCAAATTTAGAAATCTTGTCTGAATATATTGCGTTATTATTGTCGAAATAGTATTTTCGGGGATCATCTTCGCCATAGTAAATAGGAATGCCATTTTTGTTTTTAAATCGCAGTCCGGATTTTACATTAACTAGATTTACTCCATTTACTTTACATTCAAATATTACACTTTGATATGGTTTGACTCCATTTTTTATCAAAAAAGAGAACCAGGTTTGAATAGTTACATTTTGCGGAATATATCCAATTTCTGAATAGAACTTTTTCCGTATTTCTTTTTCATTAGCTTCAGTAAATGTAGTGATTAATATTTTCGATAAATTATCACGTATAGCTTCATTAATGAGAAATGTAGTTTTGCCCGATCCTGCAGCAGCAACAATAAGCTTATTACTCATTCTTTATGGCCTCCATGATATATTGTGGGAATTTGATTTTCTCTGTTGTATCGAAAATAGCAAGAGCAACTTCAGTTTTGTTGTTTTTCATATACTTACGGAGTTCATCTAATTCCTTATAATCCGTTCCCAAAATATTATTGAATAGAGCAATATTGTTACCATTAGCTTTTAAAAGTTTCGGTTCTAAAGTATTGTAATTATAAGGCTTATTGCCAATTTTAAAATCGCCTTCATCAACAACATTATCATAACAAATCTTTATATTATCTTTTTGACTATTTATATAATCTGCATATTTTTTCTCTAAAGCCTCGACGTTACCGTCATTATCTGTAACTACACAAACATTTATATAAAGCTTATCGGCTATTTCTAGGAAACGTAAGAAAGCTAACCCCACTGATATGACGTCGATTTGATTGTAAATCGGTAATTTCCCATTATTTTGATCCATGTAAGCTTTTTGCACTACCAACTCGTCCGATGCGCCTTCGACTAATATTGCTTTTTTGCACAAAATGAAACGCAATGTGTCATAACCAGGCATTTTCTTAAAGAAATCAGCCGAATCTAATTCGCAGAACTTAATCTTTCTATTTTCTTTCAGCAGCGTAATATTATTTAGGCCTAGTTTATTTGCAACAAAACTACTATGTGTAGTAATGATTAGCTGCTTTTCGTTATATTTTTCTTGCAATGAATCAATTAGGTTATTGAGTTTAGAGAAAGACAGGTGACATTCAGGCTCTTCGATAAGAATAACCTGTGCTTTTTGTGACTTTTTCTGCTTTAATGCTAACTCTGTCTTTACTATGCACTGCGCTCCTTTTCCAATGTACCCAAAAGGAATATCATTAAGCTGCGTAGTAAGGCTGTTTTCCCATGCATTTTTAGTTCCCAGATTAACGGAAAGCGATATATCTCCATCAATGATTGACGTATCTGAGCTAATTCTTGTATTTATTGCTTTTATAGAATCATCATTAACGAAGTTTTCTTTCATTTTTCTATGCGCTTGAGAAACTGCGGTAATCTCTTCTGGTTCTAAAAGGTCTTTTACGATTTTAGAAATATATACATCCGATCCATTTTGATAACGGTAACTAGAAGAATCAATCATAGCTGATTTTACTGGAATAGTTCGTGTGGTAATTGTATGCCTCGAAAATGAAGTCCATGTTGCTTCATAGTATTCTATTGGAAGGCTTACCATAGAATGCTCTTTTATTAATGCTTCATACTCATCACGGTATTTTTCGTCAAAAGCTATTTCGAAAATAATCCCTTCCGAACTTACTTTATCTGTATTGAAGTTACCTTGAAATTCTGCATCAATATTACCATCGAAATAAATCTCAATTTTAATTGATGGTGGATCTAAAGGCGTTCCATTATTAACAGAGCTAATGTATTCTGCAACCATATCATTATTGAACATATACTGAGACATCTCTGTTTTGATGCTTTTGCCACAATATAAACCAGTTAGAGCTATATTGATCGCCTCAAGAATTGTAGACTTTCCAGCTTCATTGTTACCAATAATAATGTTAATCTTATCGTTAAACTCTATCTCGAATAGATCTCTAAAGATTTTAAAACCTTTAATTTTTACTTTTTTGATAGCCATATTGAATACCTCCATTTGACGGAACGATAAATGGTTTTAAACTGCTTATATTATAACATATTTTGTCAGCATAAGCAATATAGGCTGAAAAGTTACTTTGTTAGTTGTTATTTTTTTGAGTTTCTTCATGAGTATAATTCTTTCACAAATAGCTACAATTAACCTTATTACAATATGACAGCATTGATATATATTGTTCGAATTGTCATAAGATTCTAATTCTGTCGAGAAAAGTTTTCAGGTATTAGGAAGATATACAGATTACGAAATCAATGTTTTTATGCTAGTAAATTTACTTAATTATCAATAGCCATAAAAACAATATAATTAAAAGTATTGGATTTAGTTCGTAATAAAAAAGCTCCGCTAAACAGCGGAGCCTTATCGTAGCATCAATAGTCAATTATTTTTTCAGTTTTTTCATCAATAGAGATACTCATATTCGAACCATCTTTGAATTGAAATTTTAGATTATTATCAGGGTAAACAGTTACTTTATCAACGAAAGCATACCAAAGGTCTTCGTTGAACTCTTTAATGATTTTATTGTCTGCTTTTAATGCGTTGAGATAAATAGCTATTTTTTCTCGTTGCACTTTTATTGAGGTTATTCTGGCATTGAGTTCCGAGATTTCCTTTTCGAGAATTTGAAAGCATGACTCGGCTTCATTGAACTTCTTAGTATATTCATCTTGGTTCTGTAGTCTGCTAGAATTTGAGTCAACCAAATCCTTGAGAGCTTTATACGCTTCGTCGTATTCAGCTTCTTTAGATTCGAGTTTTTTCTCTAAAACCGATGTGTCAATTAAGCTATTAATACGCTTTTGCGCCTTACTTATATATGCTTCTTTGTCTTCTATTAAGCAATTGAATACTTCTATAAAAGCAACCTTTAGCTGTTCATCGCGAATATTTGGAGTTTTGCATATATGTTGGCCTTTATACTTTGAATTACAAAACCATATATGGCTTTTATATTTCGTTTTTGAATGCCAAACTTTGCGACCGTAATAAGCGCCACAGTCCCCGCAGATGATTTTGTTCGAGAATGGCCCGGTATTCCTTTTGTGCTGATCTTTCCGTTTAGCGATTTCATTCTGCACTAAATCAAATACGGCAGGACTTATAATCGCTGGGTGTGAGCCTTCTATATAATACTGTGGTAATTGTCCGGTATTCTTTCCGCGCTTTTTATTAAGCCAGTCAACTGCATATGTCTTCTGAAGTAGTGCATCGCCTTTATATTTTTCATTCGATAGAATACTTAGTATTGTCCTTACGCGCCAGCACTTACCGTTCATTGGCGTAGGAATACCTTCTCTATCAAGAGTGTTGGCTATTTCGCGATATCCCATTCCCTTTAGGAACATGGAATATATTCTTCGAACAATTTTAGCCTCTTCTTCGTTGATTCTAGGTTTACCGTCTTCGCCGCGTTCATATCCAAGAAAGCCTCTATAAGCCATGTATACCTTACCGTCTGCCATACTTTTACGCTTGCCCCAGGTTACATTCTCGCTAATGGAACGGCTTTCCTCCTGTGCTATTGATGACATTATCGTAAGCATGAGCTCGCCTTTAGAGTCCATAGAATAAATGTTCTCTTTCTCAAAATATACCTCGACACCTTTTTCCTTCAATTTCCTAATAGTTACGAGTGAATCTACGGTATTACGGGCAAAGCGAGAGATAGACTTAGTTAGTATGAGATCGATCTTACCGGCAAGGGCATCATCAACCATGCGCTTAAAGCCTTCACGATGTTTAGTATTAGTGCCAGAAATGCCTTCATCCGCATATATACCAGCAAATTCCCATTCTGGGTTGCTCTGAATGTAATTAGTATAGAAATTGACCTGTGTTTCGTAGCTAGATTGCTGCTCTTCCTGCTCTGTAGATACGCGAGCATATGCAGCAACTCGTCTTTTTCGTACAGTACCGTCCTTTTCCGATAGGAGCAACGACGGTTTCGCCTCAATCTTTCTAACAGTAGCCATACTTAGACCTCCTTTTTCTTGCGCCTATTTTCTATAGCTTTCTGTCTAGCAGCTTCACGCATTTCGTCCGTCCATGAGCAGCTCCTAGATTGATAACGCCAGGGGACAATATCCATGCGTCCGTCTTTATAACGGAGCTCTATGGTTTGGTTATTGTTTACGACTATCTTTTCGAGCTGCTCTTTCATAGTTAAAAGAGACTCATCTTTTAGCCGTTCAGTTACCAAAGAAGTAAGCATATCCTCTCGAATCTGCCTCGAATCGCAATAATCCCTACCGAAATCGTTATATGTCTTGCATATCCATATATATTTGCCGCTATTCTTACGCCTGCGCAGCTTTTCGCCGCAGACACCGCAATACAGAATTCCAGAGAATTCGTAGTTATCATGTGGCGCCATATGTTTCTTATGAACACAGCTACGTCGGCCTATTTCCGCCTGAGCCTCTTCGAATGTCTTTTCATCGATTATTGCTTCATGAGCATCGATAACCTCATACATGGGCTTTTCTCCGTTATTTATCACGGATTTCTTGGAAATATAGTCCTTATGATAGGTCTTTTGAAGCAGCAAATATCCCGTATAGGCCTTATTCTTAAGCATTTCATATATTACGGCCGGTTGCCATTTCTTATCAAAGCGAGTCGGAACACCTTCGTCGCGCAAAATTTTAGCAATCTTAGTTACGCCAAGTCCAGATAAGTACATATCAAATATGCGCTTTACGACCTCCGCTTCCGCCGGAAATACCTCAAATTTTCCATTTTTAAGCCTGTATCCGTAATGGTGACAGGTATTGGGTTGTCCTTTTTCAAACATTCGCCTAATGCGCCATAACTGATTTTCGCTCGCAGATCGCGCTTCTTCCTGAGCATATGAAGCCAATAGTGTAATCATAAACTCGCCCTCGGAGCTTAAAGTGTGAATGTTTTCCTTCTCGAAATAAACGTCTATGTTTAGGAGTTTTAGCTCCCTTATAGCATTTAGGAGCGTTACGGTGTTACGCGCGAAACGGGTTATGGATTTTGTAAGTATCATGTCTATTTTTCCGTCACGGCTATCCTGCAACATTCGTTGAAAATCCGGGCGTTCTTCTTTCGTTCCCGAAATACCTTCGTCTGCATATATCTCGACAAGCTCCCAGTTGGGATGCATAGATATATACTCGTTGTAGTAGCTTATTTGCGCCGACAAGGAATGAATCATAGAATCCTTACCGGTAGAGACACGCGTATATGCTGCAACTTTCTTTTTCGCTATCGTTGGTATAATTCTAGATTCTATAACTTTTATCTTTGACATATCATATCCCTCCTTGTAGTGTGGCGGCCTCCTTAGAGACCGCCACTAATGTACTTATTCGTTGACTTTACGAATACTATCTACGCCGTAAGCCACACCGAGTCCAGAGCCGTTATCCCAAGCAACAAAGATTGTGCCCATGTCATCGATAACTTTTACTGTTCCTTTGAGTCCAGGAGTCAGCTTTGTATACGGATCGTCCATATATACAAGTTCAACTCTAGTTCCTGCCGGATAAGTTTCTTTCAGACGCTTGAGCGCGCTTTCGCTGATATTTCTATCTCGCATAGGTTTCACCTCCTTTTGATCATCATATCTATCACTCTTTTTAGAGGAGAAAGCAAGTCTTCTTTGTATTATTTTTGGTTACTAGAAATAGCATCATAAAGCCTCTGAACATCAAGTCCGCAATCTTTATATCCTTCGGCAATTACACGCGCATAATAAGGTGACGGATGATTGTATGAGAAAGCAGGATTATCGTTCATGATATAGGCCATGCCACTATACAGCTCGCCGTTTATATTTATATCGATTGTTTCCTTGCGATAAAGATGCGGGTACCCCTCGTAAATATCGAGTGATTTCTCGTCTCTTGGGCGTATTTTCCACACGAGTACCGGAACGCTGCTTCCTTTATCTTTTTCTATCGTCGCAACGGCGGAGCCATATCTGCCATAAAAGCGCAGACGATAGTCTTTTATCTCGCCAACCGCAACGGCAACTGCTGTTCTGCAACGATGTCTCATCTGTGTAAGATTCATATTCGAACCATAGGCAACATAAAGCTTCTCGTTTTTCATATCGGCACCTCCGATTATTCGCCATCTTCGTCATCGACGGACACGATATTTACATATTCGCTAATAATACAAAGCGCTTCTTCATAGCTACTAGACGAGAATACTCTATTCTTCATTTCCTTAGCCTGCGCATTTAGTCCGTTCTTTTTGAGTGTTCTCGAGGCGATGCCTACGAGATTAAAGATATTACCGTCCGCACCAATTAACGGACAATTTGGCTTAGTAGTCATTACGCAAATCCTCCTTTTCAACGTCAAAAATATTACTAACGAAATCTAATATGTCTTCAACATATTCGGGATAATATTCTTCGTACTGTTCGCCGCCACGATATACTATTCTTCCGCAATCCGAACCATAGTCTTCATTTGCCCACTCGTGAGTTATTTCAAGTTCGGGATACAGTGCGGATAGCTTGCGGATAACGGGATGCGGAGCAGCCCAAGCTGTAAGAAAACTTATCGTGCCCGGCATATACGAACCATATTCCGTACCGTCATATCCATAGGCATTCCATTTAGTTCCCCAGTTGTCGACGCTCCAGTCATACCAATTGTTTTTGCCAAATTTACGGCGTTCCTTAACCCCGAGATTACCGCGAAAGATATTGCGCGGCATAGGAATTATCTTGTTAAAGTCTATAGTTCCTAAGCCGTATTTCTTGTTCTTAACAGCTTCATGCATAGCCTTTATTTCGTCTTTATCTCCGACGAAAGTCAGTATATTCGTTACATGATTAGGCATATTTACCCCTCCTCGTTGTTTTCGTTTTTAGGTGGTCGGTGGCTCCTGCAGTTATCTTTTGAGCCATATCTCCAGGCGGCATTGCCGCTGAGATGCTCATAGAGATGAGCGCGGCAGCTTTTGAATTCTTCGCCTATAAAGCCAATCCTATTGAGATATACGCGCATAGCAAACTTTTCGTTTTCCTCCTGAACCTTCTTGTATCTGGCGCTCTTTTGAGAGAGAGCCTGATGGTCGAGAGCGAGAGCAAATACTATGTATGCGCGGACTTTTCCGGCATGAAGATCGCTGTTGAAGCCCCTAAGTTCAACTGTATGGTTACCGTTGAAGAAACTATGAAGATTGAGGAAATGATATCTACTATCGTGATAGTGGTGCCATCTGCTCTCGGAATACCTGGAGTACCAGATATCTTCAATTTCTGTCATAGTTTTAGGCTTCTTTTGGTTGATCTGTTCAACCAGATACTCGTCCATTTTCTTGCAGTATCTCGCTCTAGCGGGCTTTATTTGCAGAGCCTTATAGAATAAATCGTTACGGCTTGCAACTAAATTGATAAAGTTTACGATACTGCGTGGAGTGTGCGGCTCGCCATCAAGATGGATATGTATGCCGCAAGTGCCATTAGTAAAACCGCCAGCTTTTCTGAGAAGCCTTACCATATTCTGCAAAGTATCAATATCTTCACGATAAGTAAGTATTGGTGTCACAAGCTCAACGGCGTGTAAAGACGAAGCGGAAGTTCTATGCCCATTTACCGTATGCATACATTCGATGCTTGAGTCATTCATGATTTTCCATTTACGTCCATCAGCGGCTTTGATTATATAAGAATCGTAGCCGTCACTCACGTGTTCCGTCGTGCCGTTGACGACCTTTGCGACTACTGTCGCAGCTCTGTTCCTGGTTATACCAGTGAACTCGATTTCTACGCCAAACTTGTTTGACAACATTTCTCTCGCCTCCATTCGAGAACCTTGATCGTGCGTTTATACCCGAAAAAGAGACCTGCGACGTGCGCAGATTTCTCGCTACGCACGTCGTGTGACTATTGATTTTAATGTGCTTCGGATCTTGTCCGATACCTATTTGAAAGCCCCTATTCCTCCTTTCGTGGGCTTTCCGTTGGATTGTTATCGTGCGTTGCCGAATTATCAGCTTCGCACAAGGAGCCGATTAGTGGTTTATATTCCTCGATCAGCATTTTTTTGACCTCGGCATATTGTTCCGGAGTAATCAGCTCCATAGCGAGAAGCTGCTTGGCGAGTGCCTTTTCGATAACATATCCAAGTTCGTGATCGTACTCTTTATTCTTCATATTTCTTTACCTTCTGGCAGTAGCATTTCCTACTGCAATATCTTTTATTTGGGTTGCCTTTGCTAATGAATGTCTTGCCGCAGTTTTCGCAGATTAATTCATACTCCTGCTCCATTTTCTGCTTGTTCCAGTAGCCGACGCGGCAGTGATAGGAACAAAAACCTCTTTTCATGCCCCTGTTATTCCTTTGAAATTCTTTACCGCAGTACAAGCAGTAATTCTTGCCGTCGGAATATTTTTGTTTGCGACGGCGACGTCGAGATTTGACAGTATTTATTGAGATGCCGAGTATATCGGCTATTTCTCTATCCGTTGCTCCTTTAGTAATTAGGAGCTCCATTTCATTTGTCATGCTTTTTCCTTTCTACCCGAAGACCTGGGGCATACAAGCCTATAACACTACCTAGGCTCAATCAGGCCTTTCCGCACTATTACTAGGCTTTATATTCATAAAGCATCTCATTCGATTACAGAACCTAAGTAAGTCATTTGTTTCAACCATGACAGGTGCAAGCAATTCGCTAACATCTTCTCCATATTCATCAAGTACTGCTAAGACACGTCTCGCATTTTCGCAATCTTCACGTAACATTTCTAATGTAGAGTTGTATTCGTCATATAGCTCAAGAATGAAGATTTCTTCATTTGTCATTATTATTATCACCGTTTAGAATGAAGTTTAGATATGCAAGTCTGTCTTCCTCAATCAGCATCACGAGTTCGTAATACTCCTCGCGGTTAGCAATTTCCTGAACGGTACGGGTATCAAACATGTTAGTTTCACCCGAATCGCGGATAGCGATGATTTGTTCTTTGATTTTATCTGTGATAGGCTTTGTGCTATCAGCTTTCTTTTTATTCATAAGATCCTTTCGGATTAAAGTTTGTATTGGGCGCAAAAACCTTACCCGCGCCTGCGGAATGCTATGGCTTGTATGCGCCAAGTCTTCGGGATTTTACTTAATAAAGCGTACTTGGATCGCAGCCGTTGATGATAATATCGCCGAGCTCGTCCATTGTTATTACGCGAAATAGTTTGGGTTTGTTTGAAAACTCACTTTTTATCTTTTCTTCAAGCTTATCTTTCCGGCTAATGTCCGGCACTATCCATAGCGTTATAGGGAATACTGCATTATTACGCTGTTCGAGCGAAGTATTATAGTAGCTATGGTAGCGCTCGCATTTGAATATGATAGTTGCCGGAGATTCCGTGCTTAAATCCACCTCAATAAACCATCTGTCTTCGAATCCATCGGAATGAGTAACTATGAACAGATCCGGGTTCAGGGATATTCGCTTGCCAGCGTACATATACTGCCGCCAGCACTCAGGCTCAAATTCAACTTCTTTTAGAAATAGCTTGTCGGTATTTCTGCAGAGCTCAACTATCCTCGTATAGCACTCCGCTACTGATAGTGTGTGTCTCATAAAAGAATATGATGGTTCCACGAAGCGTTTCCTGGAAGTGTCTCCCGGAACGTTCATATTCACGAATCTCATTCCACCCTCGGTAAGGTGCCAGACGTATGATGCGGATCCTGCTCGTACTCCACCAATCCTGCGTTCAAACGAAGATACTAAGCCATTTAATCTGAGCTTCTTCATAGCTCTGGTAGTTGTAGACAAAGCAGCCTTCTGAGACGCGGATTTATAGAAATGAAGTCGCTGAATCTGATTTGTCATTAGATACCGGCAGCTTGATAAGCTGGTAAGTATATCCTTGTCTTTTGAGGTAAGTGAGTCCCTGAGCATCTCCAGTCTGGATTGACTAAGCCTGATGGTCATATGCCTCGCCTCACTAGTTTTAATTACCGTTGGAATACGGTAGTAGTCGCTTCCGTTGTTGTCTGAATTTGCCGTTTTTGCGGCCATTGTGGGAATATTTGATTGGTCTCGAATATTCGGTCGAAGCTTCATCATATTTTACGGCGTCCTATTGGTGCTTGAGTGGCCTCTGGGGCAGGAGTCTCATCGCTGCGCCTGAGCAATTCGAGGAATTCCTCCTCGACCTCTTCAATAGGTCGACCGTAGGTGGTCTGACTTAACGCTCTCAGCTCAGCCGGATTTTTGAGGCTAGCCGGAGGTGGTAAAGTTTTACCATGAATCCATCCTGTACTCTTACCGTCAGACATAACATTTGTATATACTTCATATCTTGGCAGCGTCATGAAGTCCAGTGCTTCAAGATTAGGAGCCATAGCTGCAACTTCTTTTGCATCTGATGAATTTAGTCCGAATATGATTTTGTTTCTTGCGTTTGCATCGATACCGGCTTTAAGCTCCGGTGGTAGCTGCGCTCTATACTGATGTGCCATCGTAATACTTACGCCAAGTCCACGAGCTTGAGCTAATGCATCTGCTAGATCTGTCGGAAGACTTAAGTAATCTTGAAGCTCGTCAATATATAGCGAAACAATATGCCGCTTCTCAGCCGGTATATTCGCGCGAGAAAGGGTTAGTGTCCAGGTTAGGCCAACTATAAGGGAACCGAGTAGCTTGGCGCTTTCTGCGCCGACTTTGCCCTTGTTGAGCGGTACTAGGACTATTTTTCGTTTGTAGAATAAATCTGTGAGCTGAAACTTAGGTTCGCTCTGTCCGAGAATAGCTCTTAAGCCCGGACGATATAGGAATTGCCTGATCTTGTTAAGTACGGGTGCTATTTCTTGCTTGCGCTCACTATCGCGCATATTGTCATAGGAGTTCCAGAATGGCTTTAAAGCAATCTGGTCTTTGATTTTATCCGTAAGGCTATGCCTGAAATTTTCGTCGGTGAGTAGCTGCGGCAGCCAGAGCAGCGAGGATCCTTTTACCTCCGCCAGCGTCAATAGAGCTGCGCTCAGTACGTCTTGACTACGAATACCCCAGTTTTCCGCAAATATCTCCTTAAATACTGCAAGTATTGCGTCTGCAATAAGAACAGGATTACCCGGCAGCGATAATGGATTAAAGCCAACCGGACACGGATCCGACGGATCAATAACCACTACGTCGTTATATCTGCTCTCGGGTATGCGTTCCAGAATGCTATTAACAAGATCCGCTTTCGGATCAATAACTAATACACTTCGTCCGGCATAAATATCTGAAAGGATCAGATTTTGCATTGCTGTAGATTTACCGGAGCCTGTCGGTCCGAGCAGAATTGTATGCTCGAGCCCGTCTTTCGGCGATATGCTTAGTTTCTTACTATTAATGCCGTCTTTGCTCATAGCGAATGTTCTATCATTCATGCGATTTGTAGGTTCGCGATACCATGACGGCGGTAATGTGGTTTTCGGATGAAGCCCATTTGTTCCCGGCAGTTCTTCGTCTCCGACTGGAAGCATGAGAAAACTTGCAACTTCTTTGACTGATAGTCGTAAAGGGAAATGCCACGGAACATGAGCCATGTTAAGGTTTTGATTCTTTTCGCTGTCGGTATAGATTCTTACACCGGCAGACTCTAGAGTTCTTAAGGCGCTCAATACGCCGTTAATATTGCCCCTGGCATATTCACCGCTTGCGCCAATTCGAATCAATGCCTGAAAGCAATGTTGTTCAGATTTCTCCTTGATGGACTTTCTGGCTTCATTGGTTATTTGCTCAGTGCTGCCGAAAATAGTCTGAAGCCATGAAGCGTGAGGATCAGGAAAAGTCTTAGGTACGATTGTCGGAGCATAAGAACCTCCGAGCACGATTTGGAGCACGGCGCTATCTTCGCCTCGCACATTAGCAAGCGCTGCTAGTCCTGCGCGAACAGTAGACGTCATAACATTTGTGTTTAGCGCCAGAGATGGTTTGGTTATGCTCACTTTGCGAGCTACTCGCATTGGAACGCGTGTATGCGCCGGGAGGGGATATATTGCTATATCCCCGTGAATCTTGATTGCCTCGGCGATTTTATTCATATATTTTCTGTCAGCGCCAATGATATTTTTAACGTATCCTTTGTGGCTGCGAGATTCCCATATGATGGGGCCGCGACCTTCGATAGTCGCAAGATGAGTGAGCATTTCGTAAACATTATCTTCATTGAACGGCCTTTGCCATGCTACTTCTCGCCATTCAATGTTGTCTATGCTATGCTTCGCCATCTACTTCGCCTCCTACCATTTGGTTTCGTTGTGCTTCTTCCAAATTCGGTAAATTAAGATACCTGTCAGTATAAGCGTAGCAATTATGACAAGCACAGGCCAAACCTGTACAATGTAGCAAACGCCTAATCTTATGAGATACGATGCTATCGCGAATATTATCGCAATTTCCAGGAATCTCGTTATTAAACTCTTCGGCTGCTTGTCCATGCATATCAAACCTCCTCATTGTCAACACCAGCCTTTTCGCTATACTTTGGAACAGGATAGCCTGGGATCTCGATATCGGAATCAATTTGATTACCCCAGGCGTCCCATCCGGCTTGATGACGTCTTGCGAACAGTTCAAGATATGGGCCAGGCGAACAGCGCTCAATAATGGCATACTGTTCCTCGGGTTTATGAGAATGATCTTGTAACGGTGCGAACAGCCAGTTTGGCTGAGCCTTGAATTTTATAGGTGCTTTGCCGCGAGTGCCGAATAATACGGTTTCGCTTGCATTTCTTAGGTAGTTTCCGAGCCCAAGACGAGGCTTGATCCAGAAGAACGGCGACCTATATGTAAATCCCCATGCTTCCATTACCTCGATACCTTCCTTGAGGAGGCCATTGGTAACCCAGAGCCATAAATGTGCGTCTTCTGTGCAGAAGTCAGCTACCGGCATATTTTTAATGTCATCAAGTGTCATTAGGTCGTAATGACTGGCAGCGCCGCGTTTGCCTTGCTGATTTATATTCCACGGCGGATCTGCCATGATGGTTGAGTATTTGGGCTTTTCTTTATTCAATATCCATCTTCCTTTCGTTTAAGTTGCTTTGCGGCAGAGTAAACCACACTTTTTGCTTGACATAAAGGACTTTTTATTGCGGAATTTTGAGCGATACAACAGGGGTTAACAGATATAAACCGCTGTTTAATGGCTATCGAAAAACGGTGTTGTTTTTCTGCCGCAAAGATATTGATTTTACATTTTTACTAGTTTTGGCTCTTCGATAGAACCTTCGATTTTATAGATGTCTTCGTCGTTAGCATTGATGCTTGCAAAGGCGTCAATAAGTCGACCTTCAATTACTGCCTTGAACGATCTGACGGTAAGGCTGTTCTCTGAAGATACTTCGTCTATGATACCTTGCATCACACCCTTGGATATATAGCCAATACGAACACCGTATTCGAACCCAGTTTCAATTATTTGCTTTGCAAGTATTTTTGCCTTAGCCTCGTTGCTCAGTGGTTTATATTCAACAAAGCCATGAAATCTACTGGCAATTTCTGCGAGGGTGCCGCATTTAATAAACTCGCGGCGAGCTTGTTCTGTTTGTTTATAGATGCGCTGAGTAATACTTTCTTCTATATCGACCGGTGCTTCTTCTTTCGTATAAGCAACCTTAACAGCTCCGTCATCAAAGGAAATATCCTCGACGTCATTAGAAATTGAGAAACCGATGGGGTTCTTTGGAGTATCCTGAATATCTCCGGATAATACATAGTTGCTAGTGAAGAAGAATATGCAGTGCTTAAAGTCGAACTCGCGGCTTCCGTCAGGGAGTCTTGAGCGTGACGCGCATCTGCCTTCGTCGAGTATAGCCATGAAAGTCTTTAAGACTTGTGGGTGAGCCTTATCTAGCTCATCAAATATGAATACAGTGTAGGGATTATCTAGGACAGCCTCGAATACAGGCTTATCCTCATAACCGACATATCCGGGCGGAGAGCCAATCAGTCTATATACTGTATGGGCTTCCGTGAAAGTATTCAGGTCCGTCCATACCGTTGCATATGTATGGTCACTCTGCTTAGATAAAATGTTTGCTAAACACTTAGCAGTTTCAGATTTACCTATTCCAGGTGGACCATATGCTAACAGTGATAATGGTTTCTTAGGTCTTTTCTTCTTAGTAAATGCAGCCGTTTGGAAGCAAACCGTATCCACGGCGTCGTCTTGGCCTATAATGGACTTCTTCATTTCCTTACGTAGACTGTCGAAGGACAATGTTTGCTCAATGGCCTGTTCGGGTGGAATCGTTATGTTGGACCAATCCGCGACTTCTGATTCTTCGTTAGATTCCCCAGAGCCTTCCGGCTCCGGAGAATCCTCCTTGAATTTTCGACAGAGCCTCACGAATGAAGCCCAATCCTTACTTGTAATCTGGTTGTACTTGAATAGCTTATAGAGTGACGGGTTATGTCCGCGATATCTTATGTCTTCATGACAGTAGATATTATAGCTATCGCCGTCTTTTCCTATGCTTATTGTTGCTGTATTGGGTGTGCATACTTCCGGTAACTCGCAGTCATCAAAAGTATAAACGCCTGGACTAGCAGAGTCGACTGCTGCTTTGAGATCGTCAAAGTCTTCCTTGGGCGCTATGGAAAAATCCGTAATCTTCATATCAGATCCCTCCTGGTATCTTTGATTCTGTCCTTGCTTTTCAGAAGGTTGCCCTCGCCGCCGCATAACGGACAGTTATTGTTGGGCTCCTGCGGTATCCATACTGTGCTGTCGCAGAATGCAAACTCCTTATCGAAAGCGCCATCAAAAATGTCGTTCTTAATTACGTTATCGAATGGCGTTATATTGATCTGGATGAAGTTGCGATCTGCTACGCGATCAAGTATCTTGCCGTATCGGCCTCTTTCGCAGCCATACTGTAGAAGCATTAAGCTTATTTGTCCGCATATAGCATTTACGCGACCGGTAGAGAAGATGGTTGAGCATGAGCTGGTTACATTATTATTGAAGCCATGTCTGTAGGCCTGATATCGAGACTCTGTCGCACATCTATGGCAGCTTGCCGTTACGCCTGGGTATGAAAAGAATACTTCGGCGGCATCACCATTTTTGTACATCTGTGCCGATATGAAGGGAGTGCCGTACTTTACTGCAAGTGCTGCGGCTCTTGCCTGAGCATAGAAATCATCAGTAAAAGCAGCGATTAGGTAGTCTTCCGGATGCTTTAATATACCTTTGCCAACCAAAGAAACAAACTCCTCATCGGAAATACTATCGTCGAGTCGACGTTGAATAGCCTTAACGCTCGCCGATGGATTAACATCAAGGATCTTTTCCTTGGCTACTTCTACTTTACCTTTGCCTAAATTGGATATCTCTGCGTACTGGTTAGCGATATTGGTATCCTGATAGTAATCGTGATCGAACACTACATATTTCGATACGCCACATCTCGCCATGTCTACGTAATATAGCTGAGCTCCGCCGCTACCTAACGCAACAATAGTCTTCTTCTTCATTACGTCCATATCGATAGCTTGTTCGATTCTGTCGTATTTATGACTAGTGACACGTTCATGGTCTGACTTTACTTTAGGCTTCAGTTCTGTCTCGTAGTCTTCTGCTACTTCATACAGGACTTCTTCGGTTTTCTTGTGAGATTTTCTTGGATATACTCTGAAAAAGCGTATATCCAGAGAGTTGCCTTTTCTTCTTTGGCCTACGCCAACATCGAAAAACGGAATATAGTATGCATCGATGATCCTTTTCGCGTATTCCTCGTCTGCGTCAGAATAATAAGGGCAACCATCCGGGTGTGAGTGCACGATTCCTGTAACATACTTATCGCTTGCAATAGCTTTACCGATCTTAGGGCTCATTATTGCCGTATCGGGTGAGTAAGCGGCAACGGAAGTGTTTGCGCTGAAGTCGTATATGAAGTCGTTGATGGTTACTTTGTCGCCTTCGATATTAGATATCGTGTATCCGCCTTGTTCTGGAATCTGGGAACCGAGCGTCGCAATAATCTTCTCGAAGACTTCCTTTTTTATTCGTATTTTGGTCTTTGCCTTAGCTCTAAGGTTAAACATTAGAACCCCTCCTTGTCTCGCAGTTCTCTGCATACTTCGTCGAAGGGACGTCCCGTATTTAACATTATTGAAGTGGTATCTGCCCACAACGAAGCTACAGCTTTGGCTTGTTCGAATGTGTTGATTAATCCGCCCCAACAGATATAGTCGTAGTCCTCGCCGGCATCATGCAGGCGATGGGTGGCATGAAAATTTCTTCTGAGGCGAAAGCCATAGCGAATATGATTAATAATATATATTCGCCATGTTCGGAGATCTGGGTAATAGCAGAAAAGAAATTCGTATCTCATTCTTCCGTCGCTACTCAAATACTCCATAGGAATGAATTGCTCTTCCATTTGAGTACCTCCTTTTGGAGGACGCCAAGAAGACGTCCTCCTTGGCTAAATTATTTGAGCTACCTATTATCTGAAGGTTCCAGGAGGCAGCTCGCCCTGTCTACCGCCTCTGAATGTGCCGTCCGGAAGCCAGTAAGTATGTCTTTTCATGCCCATCCCTCCTTTCTATAAGATTAGATAGCAAAAAATATCAGACTACTCTTGTTGCTGCATTATTTTTGTGATATAATAATAAGATAAGTGGATACCAGAACAGTCTGGTCTATTTCTTACTAAAATTATCTTATCATAACTACGATATAGTTGTCGTTGATGCCGGGGTTGAAGAAAAGTTGATTTTTGGTATTTTTTTTAGGAGGTACTTATGAACTTTGATTATGGTGATTTCGTTAGAGAATTATATCCTTTTTGTAAAAGACGTATTTTTACCGGATTTAAGGGAATAGAAAGCGTTAAATCTTCACGGGAGAATGTCGATCGATTCATTCTTCTTCCTTCCGGAATGACTGAATCGATGAGGGATACATATTTAGGATTTGAATATCAACGCATCACAAAGGATACTTTATCAAAATATAGAAACTATCACCCTATACATGACTATATTGTCGAGTGTTACTTAGCCTATGGGGCTCTAGAGAGAATTGAAGCGTATTTTGAAAAAATGCTACCTATGGTTATGTTTGAAGAGGATATACCAAAGCTAATATGTGAAATAATTGATTCAATTGATAGATCCTTTGATGTCCCAAAGAAATTTTTTATATACCTAAAAGGCCTGGCGAATGACAAATGCTGGTATAGATTTTTGGCTGAAGCTTTCTTGTATTCTATAATTCATAATGTAAAAGACTATTCTGCGGATTCTAATGATAAACGCTTATCGCCGTTGATAGTTGCAGCTGTCGATGATTGTAAGCGCAATAAAGTATCTTCTTTTACTATAGGGCTCATTGACAAGATGTATAGTGATTTGTTTATTCTCGATGCGAACTGTAATGCTCTCCCAAAAGTAAATACTTCATTTAACGAAGACGACGCGTACGCTTTAGCAATCGCATTAGTGAAGCATCAAAAAGAGTTAAATGATAATTATTTGGACAAAATTAAACGTATCGCAATTTACTCTTTAAATAAAAGAATCTCGGAGCTAATTCAATTCGATCAAAACAGTAATGCAGCCAAGCTATTAAAAGATTATGGTATGCCGTTTAAGGCTTTTGCGTTCGAACCAGACGATAAATCGACTAATGAATTTAATGTTGGTGATAAAAGGGTACGCCTGGAATACGAGACGATAAATGGACAACCTACAGTTAAGATCACTGGCCTTGACAAATAAAAAATACCCTAGCGTTACGCTAGGGTATTTGTGTTATATTTAGTTGTTTTCTTTGAAGCCTTCAACCTGTTCCATTACTTTATTAAAGACCTCTGGGCTATACTTCGGAGGGTAGCCATTTTTTACAAGGCATATTTTGATGTCCAACTTGAGCTTATTGCGAACGTTTCTGTTGTTTAACCAGTCCGCGAATGACGATTGTGTATCGATGAGTTCTTTAATTTTTTTGGCTAGCGTCTTACAACGCTCATTTACAATGATGCCGTCAACTTCTTTATCTTCACCGTATTCAAAGTTAAACTTGTCTCTGAGCATCATCAAAATATCATAGAAAGCCTTTTCTTCAAATGTAAGTCCCATTTTTCTGAAGCTCTCGCGATCAGCTTGCATATCCTTTAGGATTTTCAATGCCTGCTCAGTCGCGTTTTTAATGATTTCTTCAGAGGTATGCTCTTGCGCTTCTCCGGCTTCTTCAGCAGATAAATGCTTTCTTCTTTCGTGATAAATACGAATGGTATCCTCAAGCATATCTTGATATTTCTTAGCTGCAGCCTGATTTGTTTTCATGTACTCTGCTATCTGTTTACGGAGGAGTTTAACGAGGATTTCAAGTTTAGAGGCTGGCATCTTTATATCTGAAAGCTTTTCGAAGTATTCTGGGCTGAAAATATCTTCTTCTTCGCCTTCTTCGAGAATGCTTTCGACTTTATTGTATTTAAGTGCTTCTTCCACCATTTGCGACACGGCTTTGTTCATGGATTCCGTATCAACTTCATTGGTGCCGCTCATTTTTCTTACAAATCCGGCAATGGCCATAAAGCATTGAGCTAACGCAGATTCTTCCTCTGTTAAGTTACCTGATGGTTGGCAAATATCGTAAGCCTTCCTCATTCGCTTTACTGTCTTTAGGAAATATGTTTTGAAAGAAACCTTATTGGTTCTATATTTACCCTCTACACTTAGCTCTTCGGTAGAATAAAAGACATATTCAGCCGCACTCGAAAGTAACTTATATCTTTCGAATGGGCTGCCATTTGGATCCATAAATGGCGCAAGATCAAAGTTGGTAAACTGATCTATTAGCAAAGATAGGTTATCATGGAATATTTCTGTAGCCTGATCAATATCGTCAACAGTAGGTGCTACAGTTGTATCGCCGCCATACACCTTTAATGCCTGGCGCATATTATCTCTAATACCGATATAGTCGATAATAAGGCCGAAATCCTTGCCTTCGTATTTTCTATTTACGCGGCTAATGGTCTGAATGAGCTGATGTTTTTGTAGTGGCTTATCATTGTACATATAGGTAAGGCATGGTACGTCAAAGCCGGTAATCCACATATCAACTACGATAACGATGCTAAGATTAGATTTTTCAGCCTTAAATGCAGCGTCCAATTCGTCTGAGCGTTTACTATTCTGTGTTCCACCGAGATAGTCGTACATCTCTTTTTTGTCATTTTTCCCGACACTTGCAACCATTGCCATGAACGGAACCTTTTTAAGCTTCTTGATTTCTTCTGGAGTTGCATTTGAGTTATCTGGTACTTTCTTTTCTATGAACCACTCAGGATACTTATCTTTGAAAATCGATAATAAGTCATATGCGATTTCGCGTTTCGAGCATACGATCATTGCCTTCTGGATACGCTCTGGATCGTTAGCGCAAGCGGAAGTATAGTGATCGTGAATATCGACAGCCAGACGCTCAAGCCTAGAATGCTCACCGATAATGATCTCCAATGAGCTCATGGCCTTTTTACTTGCCTCTATGTCTTCCTTGGAAGCTCCTTCGTCTGCGCATAGACTATAGTATTCTTCGATGAGTTTAACCTTCGCCTCATCGAGAAGGACTTTGGCTATTCTCGGATGGTATTTAATGGATACAGTTAGGCCATCAGATACGGCCTGATCCATTGTGTAACGATCAATTTCGTCGCCAAATGTCTGATATGTTTCTGCTATCGGTGTACCAGTGAATCCAACAAATGTCGCATTTGGGAATGCTTCTCTCAAAACCTTTGCATAAGGCTTTGATATGAGCGCCTTCATATTTTCGTCGGCATCTTTACTAAATTGGATTTTCTTTGAATGAGCCAATTGCGTTCTGTGTGCTTCATCTGAGAAGCAGATGATATTGGATCTATTATTGATTAAGCCAATAATATCGTCTTTCCTGTCGCAGAATTTCTGGATGGTGCAGATGTAAAAGCCGCCGCTTTCGCGTCTTCCCAGTTCCTCTCTCAATACTGCGCGACTTGGAACTACACTAACTTCGCCTATATTAAGGAATTCCTTACTTTTAGTGAACAGTTTTGCTCCTTGTTTTTGCAGATCTTCACGGTCAACAATAAGAACAATGGTTGGTGAGCCCATTTCCGCAATATCTCCACAACGCATAGAGAGCTGACGTGCAAGGAATGCCATCGTATATGTTTTGCCGCAGCCTGTGGCTCCAAAGTATGTTCCGCCCTTACCACTTTTTGTTTGAACGGATTCTACAATGCTTCTCTTTAGAAGACGAGAAGCAAAAAACTGAGGGTAACGGCAAACGATTTCTCTTTCTTCGTTATCATATATTTCGTCCTGGAAATAGATATAATCTCTAAAGATTTCGAGGAAACGCTCAGGCTCGTACACGCCCTTAATCATTGTCTCGGTTTCTTCGAATGGCAAAGTGGAAACCTTATCTCCATCATTAACGCGTCTCCATGCATAAAAATGCTCATACGGCGTACGAACCGTTCCTAGTCTTGTCTGAACGCCATCTGAAATACAAGCAAGGGGACAATAATGCAACAAATGCGGAATATCTCGCCAGTAGCGAATGTTGATTTGTTTCCATGCCTCAAAGATGGTTGCTTTTGCGTCAGTAGGATTCTTTAATTCTATAATACAAACAGGAATGCCATTAATGTAAAGCATTACATCTGGACGGCGATTATATATTTGTCCATTGTTTGTATAGTCGATACTTAGTTGGTTTATGACCTTGAAGATATTGTTACTAGGTTCCTCAAAATCTATAAGTGGAATCATTTTGGGCTGGCCATTTTGAGGTGTAAACTGTATGCCATTAACAAGCCAGTTATATACCTTATGCAAGGTTGCAAAGTCGCTTTCGGCGCCAACAAGTTTTATCGTATCAGAGATCTTTTTGATTTCGTCTTCAGTTAGCTCAGGGTTAGTATTCCTAATAAACGCCTCTAAGTCGTCAGTATTTAAGACGTCACGTCCATATACACGATTAATCTGGTCACCCGGGAGATATGTCCAACCTTCTTGTTCAAGGAATGAAATGAAGGCATATTCGTAATCGGATTCACAAAATCTTCCGTTAAAGTTTTGTAGTTTGGCCATATTATCACATTCCTTCTATATAATTTATAGTACTCTATTTGGCTTTTTGGTTCTCGAAAGCGGTTATCATATCAGAAAGGTTCTTAATGAACCACTTGATTTGCATTTTCTGTATTTTATCATATTTATTATATTCTTTAAGGCCACTAACGGCTTCATGGATTGTCTTGAGTGCCGTTAGGTCTTCTTCTACTATTTGAGAATAGTGTACATCCCTATACAAATCCATAAATAGGGAGCGAATTCGACTTATAGTTTCTGAAGAGCATTTCTTAAGCATAGATATAAAACGATTCACATCTATGTTATTAGCAAAACCATTTTTTCTAAGCATTTGTTTGGCAGCACTAGTAAGATTTTTGCAGTATTCTTTTATTGCAATAGGAGAGTAAGGGAAATCTTCCTGCTCATGCACTCCTGTTAGTGCTTCCTGCATCCTACGTTTAATCTGTTCGAAATATTCAATACCATCTTTATTGAAAAGTGTATAACCCGAACTGAATAGAGACTCGAAGTCAATGTTTTCGTCTATCGTTTTTAGACTATCAATCATCGGTTTAGTTATGTTTTCAATATCAAATTCTATTTCGGCATCGTATTTAATAGCGACGATATAATTAGCAAGAATTCCATAATCATAATACGGAATAGAGCCGTTCTTTATCTTATCAGGGATATTAGCAAGAGCTTTCTTTGTTTTTTCTTCCGTGCTAACATGATACTCTCGTATAGCCTGAAGATCCTTGTCTCTTCCTGAATTCCATTTTCCTTTTTTCATATAATCCGTGTAATATGAAACCGATTTCTTGATCTCTTCTTCTGAAATGATCTGATAGGCTATGTAGTCATAGCAAAAGCGGAATAAAGGTAAACTGTCATTTACTCCTAAGCTCCCAGACAAATAGGCTTTTGCATCAAATCTGAGATCTGAACTCTTACTCTGCCTTTGCGTAAATGCGATGACACCATAAAAAATCATTTCCTCTATTTTCTCATTAACGGTGATGCCATGATCGGAAATAAATTCAAAAATATCTTTGCACTTTTGGCAGCCATAAATAAAAGCTCTCAAATTATATGAATTCAATCTCGTGAAGACATTGACTATATCATCCGCTTGTGTTTCAGTATTGAATTTACTAAGATAAATACCGAAGTTTCCAATAATGGTTTGTATAGCGGTTTTAAAGTCGCAGACAAAGCATATTGTATCTCCAACAGTCTTTTCTTTGACTCTTTTGTATGCAATTGCGGATTCGGTATAATATTTTACAGCTTTTCCTTCGCTATTAGTTCCGTCGTATGTTGTTAGTAGTTCATCTTCATTTGTGATAAGTAGAACTTTGGCACGATCATTTTCGCAAAGATTATTAATGTATCCAAGCAGCTTAGTAATCTCAATTTGAGTTCTTTCAATATCTTCAAGAATAATGAGCGTATCTGAAAGATTTATGGACTCATATAGCTGTTTCAATGTTTCTTCACTAGGATTCTCAATATCGAAGCCTATTTTGCTTGCTGCTGCATTTAGAAGAGTTTTACCAATTACTTTTGCGGTGTTTTTGGCAGGAGATAATTTTTTAATAACTGGGTGTAGTTCGAGAAAAATAGCTTTACTTATTTCAGTTGTATCAGAAAGGCCATATAAAGAAATAATTACGCATTTCTTTTTCTTTTTTACGAGGTAAGGTTTCAACTCGTTTTTTACATAGTGGCTTTTTCCTGAGCCCCATTCGCCGGAAAGCATTATAGCTCTTCCGGTGATATCGTTTTTGAGATAGTTAAGTATAAATTCATTTAATTCTTTATACGTCATGGAATTTGCCTCATTTCTTCCATTTAAGTACATTTGTATCGAGTAATACATATGTGCTATAAAGCAATACAAATAACTTCAGGCAATCTTTACGAGTTGGTATGTACATATTCATTCCGTGAGACAAAAAATTACGATTTAGTTTTTTATCATATGCTGGATCAAAATCATGGGCATTTTCAAATATATCCATGATAATATTTCGAGTGATATTGACGCATGAGAGTCGATATGAATCAATCTCCTCTATTCTTTCTTTAGCGGCTTTTTCTGCAAGAGCGCGACGATTTTTTGAAGAAACTGGCTGCGTAGTGAGGAAACAGGCGTCAATCATTGCAAATAATAGTAGCGCGCATCCTGAAAACAAATTGGATTGAAATGCTTTTATTGCTTCTGACAGCGTTGTTTCGTTGTGGCTATTATTATGGGCATATCCTTGAAGTTCGTTAAACAGTTTTGTTATTTCCTGTTTATTGAGTTTTTCCATCATGATATGGTCAGCTTCTTCTGAACTTTTCGGCGGAATAAGAGTTCTTAAAAAGTCAGCGCCTTGGAATGAGGGCAAGATCGGAACCCAACCATATTCAGTCCATTTATCAATTGGCTCCGCCTTAATATCTGATAATAATTTATTGCCATAAGTAGCGGTAAACTCCGCAATATTAATCTTAGTGGATTCACCTCTGTCAATGGCTTCTTGAGCGCGTTGACATAATTCCTGCATGAATTCGTCTATTCTCTGCTCAACGTTCATTGGTTTCAAATTGCTCACACTCCTCCAAAGAGCCTTTAATAAGAATCGGGCAAATATCTTTTATTTGTGATTTAAGTTGCTCATTTATTTTCTTTCGCTCATTATAGGCTGCAAAAATATCAGCGATTGATTTCTGTACAGATACATCGGGAATAGGAATCTTTACGTCGCACATATCATCGAAATTAAATGTTTCTCTTGCACTACCCCATGAATTGAAGCGTGCATAGCGATTAAACTCGGCTCTTGAAAAATATAGCATAAGATACTGCGGGAGTAGTTTGTCGTAGTCATTGCTTCGAAATACGACATAAGATGAAGAACAAATGAGAGGTTTATTAGTGTCGTTTATGGCCAAAGATATCTTTCCGCCATTTCTAGAAGTTACTGTAACGTAAGCAAATTCATTTGGCTGAACAATATAATATGGTTTAAGGTTTACATTAATCATGTCGGCTTTGGTATCGATGAACTTCTTTTCAATAGATACGCCTTTTACAGATTCTAAGCCATATTCAAGTGAATCGTTTTTTGTTTCGACTAATGAAATATAAGGCCTAATAGCTTTTAATTCTTCCTTTTTTCTTAATTCATCAAGATATCCTTCGAATACTATTCTTAAATCATCTAATCCACGTTCATAGCTCTGCTGATTGGCAATCATGGCGTTATAAATATCTACATACTTTTGCTGAACTGGTAAGGGCGGAAGCATAATATTAAATTCTGACAAATTTGATACTCTAAAATAATTTCTTGCTGATCCGACAGCTTCAAACCAACATTTTCGCGCAAATTCATCTCTTTTTATATATAAATTCAAATATTCCGGCAGAAGTATATCCTCTCGCGTAATGTAGAAAATTTCGTAAAGCGATGAACAAATTGCCTTATCATAAAATACATTAAGTGCAATTGAGTTTAATTCCATTCTAGCTGGATTAAAAACAAAATCATTTCTATAAAATACATTATAAATATCAGTATTTGCACCTTCCTGTTTTGGAGGGATAAATCCTTCTCTTGAGACGCCTCGAATAGGCAACTGTTCAGAACCAGAGTACTTTTCTCTTCGTTGCTGAATCAAATCGCCAAGTTTATACTTAGTTAATTTCATAGCCAATCCCCCTGAAAGCTTCTTCAAGCATTCTTTGAGATTCTTTTTCAGAAGCAACAACATCTCGCATTTCAGCTTGAATTCGCTTCATCTCTGATTCGTAGTCTATTTCGAGAGCGTGATCGATGAATTCAATATATTTGCTTGGCGTAAGTGTGAAATTACATGATTCTATCGTATTAACATTGTTCTGCATTTCCTCGGGAGTAAGATCTTTATTCCATACTTTAACAGAACGATACAATTCCGGGACAGCATAATTTGCTCCATCAGCACCGACATTCTGCCAAGTGTGGTAAATTTCAGCAGCCTTCTTAATCTGTTCTTCGTCGAGACGAACTTTCTTTTTCTGTTCGCCCTTTACGGCATTTTCAGTCCAAGTTCGCAAATCCATAAACAAAACTTCGCCGGAACGGTTGCGGAGTTCACGGCCATGGTAGTTACCGCCTTTTTTATCCTGATTAAGTATCCAGAGCGTTACACTGATATCTGTCGTAATAAATAGCTCACGAGGGAGAATGATGATTGCTTCTACTTTATCGTTCTCAATCAGTTTTTTACGAATGCTCTGGGCGACATCGTCGTTTAATGCACCGTTGGCAAGAAGGAAGCCAGCAACGCCCTTAGATTTTAGGTGCGAGAGAATATGAAGAATCCATGCATAGTTGGCATTACTATCCGGCGGCGTTGAATAATCTGCCCAACGAGCGTCGTTTTCAAGTGCGCTATCATACCAGCTCTTCAGATTGAAAGGTGGATTAGCCATTATGTAGTCAAAACTGATACCTTTATGAAGGTCGTGCGTAAATGTGGAGTCAGCTTCGTCGCCGAGATTATGGCTAAGGCCGCGGAGGGCGAGATTCATTTTTGCAAGACGATAAGTGGCAGGCTCTTTCTCCTGACCATAGATATTGATACGGCTAATATCGCCTTGTTTTGACTTAATCAAATCTGCGCTCTGGATAAACATACCGCCGGAACCGCAGCAGGGATCATAGAGCGTACCATCAAATGGCTCTATCATAGCTGCGATAAGCTGAACGACATCGTGAGGCGTGTAGTATTCGCCCTCTTCTTTGGTTGCGTTTACGGCAAATTCCTTTAGAAAGTATTCATAAACTCGTCCAATAAGGTCTTTTTCTTCGCCGAATGCCTTATGGCTGATTTTATTAACTTCGTCAACAACCTTTTTAATATCGTTAGGAGCAAGGTTTCTTGAAGTAAACGTACCCTCAATAAAACAGCCCTTAAGCTGCTTATTTGTCGCCGCAATACTGCTCAAAGCAGTATCAAGTGCAACATTTAGCTGCGGAGCAGGGGTATTTATAATAGTAGACCATCTTGCCTCTACGGGGAGATAATATGTACCGTCGGTAAAAGTGGCGTCCTCGAAGAATGCCGCCTGGATATCAGGATCATCAGGATCAAGTTCTTCTTCAATAAGTTTCTGACGCAGTTTCTCTATACCATCATCAAATTTTTCACCGATGAAGCGTAGGAAGACTAAAGTCAGCATCATATCACGCTTTTCAAAGAATGAACCTGAGTTCCTAGCCTGACGAAGATGATCACGGCATTTAAAAAGTATATTTTCAAGATTTATAGTTTCTTCTTTTTTCTTTGCCATTATTTTTACCTCTTATTCGCATATTTTGTTATCGGGCGCTTCTACAAGATTATTTGAATGCCATAGCGTCTTTTAGCCATGGCTACTATTAGTATTATTATACCATATTTCACCAAAATAATCAAGCTTACAACTTGCAATTCTATCAATATTTTTAACTCAGGCCACACCCGCACAAGTTCTAATTAAATTTTATCACGAAAAGTAAATCCAAGCTTGGTGCATCTGAGGTGCATTTGGGTGCTATTGGGTGCATTTGTTTTTTTGTTGTAATAAAAAATCGGATCAGCATATTCATACTGTCCGATTATTATTCTTATTATTTTTAAGGCTATAAGAAAAACACCCCTATAAATAGCGGTGCTTTTCTACGGGTACTACAAAGTTTTGTCTCATTTGTGAGTACCAAATATGGCGGAGAAGGAGGGATTCGAACCCTCGATGAGCTATCAACCCATACACGAGTTCCAGTCGTGCAACCGTGTACAGTTTTGTTTATATTGTATAATAAGTATATATTGTACAGCTTCTCTACCGTACAAACTGGACAAAAGAATACCAGATAAACATAATGAACATATTGGACATTTTTCAATGTGATTAACAAGTTGATTAACAATTTGCGCATACCGCAAGCCGCTATAAACCCTTATATTATGTACCTTCATGTGATTCCAACAAGTAAATACAATCAAAAACTGCTGGCGTTTGTAATTCTACAAGCGCATTTTTATTTCCCAAAACACAGTTGGAGGACACAATAATTGGAATATGTGTCCAGAACTCCAATATAAGTTTACACACCGCAAAATCGGCAACAACGGGCATAAAGCAGATAATACATACACCGTGGAACTAATAGCGTGAATATCAAACCCCACTTGGCAAAAAACGAGTGGGATCCTTCATATCTGAAGCCATATCGAGTTCAATCAGACCAAGACATGATCCTTTCTATAATATCTTATCTATACATTGTTTTTCATAAAGAACGTTTTTATGTCTACTTTTCTTTGCAACTACAATTATGTGAAGAAAGGTTTTAGTCAATGATCCATTTACCGCTGCGGTCACTTCCGCTGCGATGTATGCGCTTATCTTCTTTAAGTTTCTTGATTGCAGATTCGACCTGTTTTTTAGTTATATTCAAAAGTGAGACAAGCCCTTTTATCGTAATATTAGGATTTTCGGAGATTGCAGAGAACACACGCTCTATCCTTTCAATTATTTCATCTTCTCCTATCTTCTCCTTTTCTTCTCCTTTCTTCTCCTGCGTGTCAGAAAGGCGATAATTAAGGTTTTTAAGCGTTAAGAAAAAGCCGCCGTGTTCGGAAACGAATTGAGGCTGCATATAATCTGAATACTTGTACTGAGCCTTATATTCCTTTATGATCTTCTTGATTCCGCTGCCTCTGCGCTCCATAAAATGAAGCCTTGAAAACATATCTGCGATAATTGGGTTACGCCTTTGAGAAGGAATCTGCATTATATCTCTGTCCTGAACATTGATGCCGTCAAACATTCCTCCGGGAGAATAGATCTCAAGTCTGTCATCAAAGATGTCGATATGCACTTCGCTTTCAACAACAAGATAATCCCTGTGTATCAGTGCATTTACGATCCCCTCTTCAACGGCTCTTTCAGGATAATCAGGCAGTTCTATCCTCTGATCTGGAGCTTTGAACCAGCCTTTATGCGAATTACGCTTAACGAAGGCTTCACCTTCTTCAAGCAGCGTAATAAGGCTTCCGGTGTATTCCGCATCGTCGAGAGCATCCTGCAAACCCGATGCTTTTGTAAGACCATTCCATCTTGTGCAGAAAAGGCGAGACTGATAGATCGGGCAGTAGTCAGCAAGCAAAGCACCGGCGTTGGTCAGGTTCCCATCGCCGTCGACCAGCCCGAAAGAAGTATAGTCACTGTCCAGAAAGTCATTGTGCGCTCTGTTGTAATATGTTGAAATAAGCTTTGTGAAAGACATTTTTGAAAAATCATATCCTGATGTCAAGCTGTCGAATGTTTTGCCTGAACCCTTCAATGCCAGTTCACGCAGCTTGTTAGCATCACAAACTACGCTCTCGTTACCTACACGATGATAGGCAGTTCTCTCATTTCTCCCGACATAATAGTAGGGCGTTTCTTTTCCGGATTCCACACGAAGCAGTATCAGATGCTTTTCGGCTTCAGTATGAAAGGACAGTACAAACGATGGTATCGGATCGATACGGTCACGAATGAAGCGGCTGATCTTTTCAGCAGTACCGTCAGGATCCTGAACCCCGACAATCTCACCTGTCTTATCTTCAACACCGAAAATAAGCGTTCCGCCCAATCCGTTTGCAAAGGCACTAACGCTTTTCAGCCAGCTGCGAGGTTCTTTTTCCTCAAGCTTTTCTTTTTTATCATATTCGGTAGTTTCACCGATCAATTGTGTAATTTTCACGGGAACACCCCTTTCGTCAGGTGTAAATAACATGATGGTCTGGTCATATTATACCACGATTTATTTACATTTACAAGTAGTTAATTATGCGGATATGATTGCATCAAAAATATAGACTTTTCATCTCGGCTGACAAGCCACTAGCGCAAATCTATTTCCCAAAAGCAAGATTTCTTTTGTTTTGGGAAATAGCAACCAAATCATATGTATTATTTTGAGCTAACGAACTGAATTCGTTGGCTCTTTTTTTCTTCCCTCGGAAAGTTTTCTTGCGTTTTTTTCTAAAATCGCATATAAAACTATTGTACGAAATGAACTCATTAAACTTAATGGAAAATATGGAAATAAAAAATTTCTTGTGTTTTTTTGAAAAAAAACATATAAATAAAGTGTCATGCAGGAAATATTGGAAATAACAGACCATTTGTACACCATTTATATCAAAATCTAAATAATCGGAGGTAAAATACATGCAACACAATAGCTCAAACTGGCTTAAGACCGGATTAATCCCAACGGTAAACAACCAAAAGACACTGGCATGCATACTCGTGCCAGAGATTATAGGAGGTGCTTTTAAGTGATTCCGTTTAAATCTAGTGATGAGTTCATCGAAAACCTTGAGTTAATTCTAATTAACCTTACGAATCTAATCGGCAATCGCCGAATCAAATTCTGGAAGGACACTGTTGCTGAGGCTCAAACATGGAGTTGTGAAGCAGAACTCATTGAAAAGCTTGATGAACTGTGTCATGATCCCAATTTCTGGGGTGATCCCAAGAGGTTGGATAACTCTGTATCGTTACCAAGCTTACCGGAAGACGCCTTGCCAGATTTACCAAATAGATATCTCAAAGCGTTTTGTGCTTATGCCCAAGTTTCACGCGAAATGGTACCGCTGCCTATGCTCTCGGTTTTTGCGCTGTGTTTACAGGGTAAAGCCATAATCAAGAATCCAGGCACAGGCAGTCTTGAGCACCTGTGTTTATACACAATAACTGTCGCCTTTTCCGGCGAACGCAAATCAAGTTTACTTAGTTGTTTGCTTGACCCGGTTTACAAATACACTGCTGCATGGAACAAAGATCACAAACTCGACATCAACAACTACAGAACAGAAAGAGATACTTATCTCAAGAAGAGAGCCCTCTCGATAAACAAAGGCGATGTTAATGCAGCGAAGGAAATGGATCAAAAGCTGGCTGCTCTTGTACCTGTCCACCCAATGAAGCTTATTGTCAGTGATGCAACACCAGAAGCACTAGTAAAAGAAATGAGTGTTAACGACGAGCATATGGCTGTAATGAGCGACGAGGGCGGAATCTTTGATATCCTCATGGGCGCTTACTCAAAAGGCGACCCAAACATAAAGATACTGCTCGACGCTTACGACGGAAGTCCATATTCTGTCTCTCGCATTAGCAGAGATGACATAGTACTTAATGCGCCTCTGCTTACCATGGGGCTGATGACACAACCGTCACAATTCAGGAAAATAGCCAGCAGAGAACTCTTTCTAGGCAAGGGTTTTCTTCAAAGGTTTTTGTTTTCCCATCCCAAAAGCATGATCGGAAAGCGATCGTTTGAAAGTCAGGAAATACCTCACAAGCTCCAGGAAGAATACAACAGATTAGTACATAATCTTCTCAGGATTTCTCGTCCTAAATCATCAACACTCCCTGTCCTGGAGTGCGATAAGAGGGCAAAGAGCATTTTTAAACAATACCACCACTACATTGAATCACAAAGTACACATGGAGGATGCTTTGAATCCATATGCGGATGGTCATCCAAGCATGTTGCAAGGGCTCTCCGAATCGCAGGGATCTATCACCTTGTCAAACATGGTGAAAATGGACTAAGCTTGAAGGTAGATGAGGAAACCGCCAAACAAGCCGTAACCCTGGCAAGTTGGTGCGAGGCTCAGGCAATATACGCATTAGTAAATGCACAAAGCAATAACCAAACAAAGTCAAATGCTATCAAAATTGCAGAATGGCTAAAAGCTGAGGGTAAAATTCAGTATACAAAGACTGATATCATCAACAAGTTCAGACATCTTCACGATGCAAATCTGCTTAATCCGGCTCTCGAACTGCTTGAGGAGAACAATTACATTTTGTCTGTAACCATTCCGCCAACTGGTCATGGCGGACGACCAACAACGAACATATATGTCTCGCCCCGATTTATAGAACCATAAATCTATACAATTATACAATTAATTAAGTTTTGCACCGCAAAACAGCGTAGATACGCCTTGAATTAATTGTACAATCAAATACAATTAATTCGCCATCGGTACAACTAATCGAATTAATTGTACCGATCTATGAAATAAATCGAATTAATTGTACACCCATATACAATTAATTATCAAGTGAAAACAGCGTATCTATGCGCTTTTATCGGAGCAGCCCGAATTAAATGTATTAATTGTATAAGATTTTGGATTTTAATATCAGTTATAATTATGACCTCAGATTCATCGTCGGCACACCTCGCTTTTTTACTGCGTATTTGTATGCTCCTACAAAAAGGGGGTGGAAATGCTGTCACGATTATCCGTTCTCGAAATCACGCAAATACGGCATTTACATAGAATCCCCCACATTCAGTTTTTTCGTCCGAACCAAATCAACATTAACGACTATTTGTTTTTCTTGCTAACAAGAAACGCCGTAATTACGGCATTTTCAGTTCCTCAAGAAAAAATACATGCAGCATTGTATTAAATTATCGAAGAGAATCCCCTACATTCAGTTTTATATTATTTATGCGAAAGCTATGGGCTTTGTAGCTTATATCCTATTAAAACTCCTACAAAAAGGGGGGCGATTGCAATCAGGATTATCCGTTCTCAAAACTGCGAAACAACGCTGTTTCCATACAATCCCCTACATTCAGTTTTATGTTTTCAACAATCCCCTACATTCAGTTTTTTCGTCCGAACCAAGTCAGCATTAACGACTATTTGTTTTTCTTGCTAACAAGAAACACCGTAATTACGGTATTTTTCAGTTCCTCAAGAAAAAAATATATGCAGCATTATATTAAATTATCGAAGAGAATCCCCTACATTCAGTTTTATGTTTTCAACAATCCCCTACATCCAGTTTTAAGCTTTCAACAACAATAAACCTTGTGTAAAAAGCGTTGATACAGACTTTTTCAGCTATTCACTACATTTTGTTCAGATGACGTTCAAGTTCTAGACTGCAATGTATCAGATTGAAATCGGTAAATAAAATCAGCATAAGAAAGGTTCTGATTTGATGATAAGTCTTACTCATAACAGGGGAAATGAGTAGATAAGAAAAGGCGATATTTCGTTTCAAAAGTATTGGTTTTCAAGTATAAAAAGTATAAATATTTATACTTTTTATACATTTCATATTTCCCCACAATCAGTTGTTAATATGGTCGATTTTCACTCAATATGGTCGATTTGCAAATCGACCTCCTCCTTTAGTATAGAAATAGAAAGTTTCGAGAAATTTGGCGAAAATCGACCGCTAAAACACCTACAAGGACGAAAAACGATTTTTGAGCGGGGTAAGCAGGCGAAAATCGACCGAACTTTGAGTTTTCAGAGGGGTAAACCTATTCAAAAACCTAAAAACGACCCCGACAAAGACACTCGATTTTCAAAAAGTGAAAATCGACCAATTTGAACTCAAAAACCTAAAATGTATAAAAATTTATACATCGAATTTTGCCTTGTTTTTTCTCTTTTACGCCTTCTCAAAATTCTCCTCATAAGCTCTCACTTTGACTTGCGCAAATAATCAAACTCAACCCAATTTGAGAAGGCATCCGCCAGCTTTGCCTGAATCAAAATTCTTTGATTATGATGAGATGTCTTAACGGTATAACAAAGTGTTAGAATATATCGGCAAATTTATAGTAGCTGACGCAGAATGAAAAAGGCATATTCCTATATTATCATAATTCTTCTCACACCTATTTTCATATTTTCCCTCACATCTAATTCAAATACAGCGCATTTGCGCACATTTATAAGGGCTTGATGGTTCCGCTTTTCGCTATCTTATTTCTCCTCACATCTGTCTTTAGAAGCGAGCCTGAACTGAGCATCTCAAAAAGTTGTGTTTTTCGGAGTTATAGTATATATATAGTACAATTCGGACTATTATCAAGTACGAGATTTTTTATGGGAGGAATACATTATGAATTCAAAGAAAGAATTACAGAAAAGGTTCGGAAAGGACTACAATAGCGAAGAGTATGTCAGGCAGTTTGAGGATGCGATATTTCCGCTGGATAAACAGACCCTTCAACACTTAATATTCTTCAAGATCGCACTCAAACATTTTGATCCCAATAGCAAAGATTTAAAAGTACCATTTCACGAGTTCAAGCCACTTTTCCCGGGCAGAGGATACGAGGTGGAGTTCTTTTTGCGCTTCATGGCGTTCGTAGACGACTGCTTTACCGAGCACTTTAAAAAGTATCCTAATAATTTAGGCGGATCAATTCTCGTTAAGCACAAACAATATAAATTTGAAGGTGGTTATCTTATTTTTCAGTTCCGAGACGAAGTAAAAGAACTCCTTCAATCGCCTGAGATGTTTAGTGCTGTGAGCAAAAAGGTCAAAGAACTGGTAGACTCAATGCGTTTTTGAGGAATTTCTATTCAAGGCTCACCAATAATATTGATTTGTGTATTGTAATGCAAAATAAAAATCTTGATTTGTGTTATACTAAAAAGCACGGCTAGAGAATTACTGCCCTTCTTGTTGGAAGGCTGTTTTGAAAAAGAGCTGTGCTCACATGGCATATAAGATCAGAGCCATACTTGTTGCCGGTTACTTGTTTTTGTACATACTTTCGCTTAAAAGCGGCATAATATTAAGGGAATATACCCTTAACCGCTTGACATTACCCTTATTTTGTGGTATATTTTAAGGGAAAGATAGCGGAGGTGAGGTTATGCGAGAATTCAATTACACAAAGATAAACGAACAGAAATGGGATTCTGATGTTCTTGGATTGATAGCATCAATATACAAGCAAGCCGGTAAGCAGGAGATGTATCTGAAGCAGCGACCACAAGAGCTTGAAAAGCTGGTAGAGATTGCGAAGATACAAAGTACGGAGGCATCAAATGCAATCGAGGGTATCGTTACAACCGACACCCGTATAAGACAGCTTGTTAAGGAAACAACTGCGCCCAAAAACCGTAACGAGCAGGAGATCGCAGGATACCGAGATGTATTGAGCATTATTCACGAGAGTTATGACACTATTTCGATCACACAGAACTACATTCTTCAGCTGCATAAGATACTGTACAGCCACATGAACAATCCCGTTGCAGGTAGGACAAAGACAGTGCAGAACTATATCAGTGCGACTTATCCCGATGGACATACACAGACGCTGTTCACTCCTCTTGCCCCGTATGAAACTCCGGAGGCACTCGACAGGATCTGTGAGCAATACAACCTTGTTATCGGCAATATGCAGCTCGAACCGCTGATAGCTATTCCGATATTCATTCACGACTTTCTCTGCATTCATCCGTTCAACGACGGCAACGGTCGTATGAGCAGGCTGCTTACAACTCTTTTGCTTTATCAGAACGGCTTTTATGTTGGAAAGTACATTTCCCTTGAGGCAAAGATCTCAAAGAACAAAGACCTGTATTATGATGCACTTTCCGAATCGCAGGACGGCTGGCATGAAGGAAACGATGATCCAATGCCGTTTGTCAAATATCTGCTCGGAACTATCCTTGCAGCATACAAGGACTTTGAAGACCGATTTGTACTGGTGGAAAAGAAACTCCCTGCAATTGAGACCGTAAGGCTTGCAACGCAGAATAAGATAGGTCGCTTTTCTAAGCAGGATATTCGTGAGCTTTGCCCGTCACTCAGTATAAGCTCTGTCGAAGGTGCATTGAGAAAGCTCGTTGAAGCGGGCGAACTGAAGCGTGAGGGAAACGGAAAGAACACTTGTTATTATAGGGTGAAGTAGTATAATCAGGATTTGAAAAGATAGATACTCACAATAAAAATGTCGTAGTAATACTATTGAGTTTAAAATTAACTAACACTTGACTTTGAAATTCAGGTATGATATACTTTGAATTACAGTAATATCAGACTTTGAAATTCAATAAAATCAAGGAGGAGTTATATGGTAACCAGAATTGCTCAAAAAGCTTTGCTGCGTCTGGCAGAACAGTTTCCTATTGTGGGCATCACAGGTCCGAGGCAAAGCGGTAAATCAACTCTTACAAAGCTAACTTTTCCTGACAAGAAATATGTGACTTTTGATGATAAGAATATGCGTGAGCTTGCAAGCTCCAACCCTGCCGACTTTGTTATGGCTTTCCCGGACGGTGCCATAATAGACGAGGCACAGAAAGTTCCAGATATCTTTGATGCGTTAAAGCTCCATGTTGACAGCACAGCGTTTACTCCTGGAAAGTTTATACTCACTGGTTCAAGCCAGTTCAGGCTCAGAAAGAATATGACTGACAGTCTTGCGGGCAGGGCTGCTTTTCTTAAGCTGCTTCCGTTTTCCCTGAAAGAACTTAAAGATGAAGATATGCTGCCGGGAAATCCATATGATATCATTTTTGGCGGACAATATCCTCCGCTTTATGACAAAGAAAAGCATTACATTGCACAGGATTGGTTTGAAAGCTACATCGACACTTATCTCGATATTGATGTTAAAGACCAGATCAATGAAAGCAATCTATCAGTGTTCAGAAAGTTTATTCAGATGTGTGCTCTTTACAGCGGTCAGCTGCTCTCTATGGACAGCATTGCAAAGCAGTTAGGTGTTTCACAGCCCACAATCAAAAGCTGGCTCTCTATTCTTGAGAACTCATATATTATCCACCTGCTTGAGCCGGACACCAATAATCTCGGGCGTTCAATTATAAAAACGCCGAAACTGTATTTCGTTGATTCGGGGCTGCTTTGCCATTTATTAAGGCTGGAGTCAAAGGAAGAACTTCTGCTCAGTAAATTCAAAGGAGCTGTTGTTGAGACCTGTGCTGTTGCAGAAATGCTGAAATGCAGAATGAATCAAGCAAAAAAGCCTAATTTGACCTTTTACAGAGACAGCAACGGATTTGAAGTCGATACTATCGCCGATTGGAAACACACATTTGCAGTAGAGATCAAAAGCTCGAGTGATGCGGAAGCAAAGCTGTCTGCAAACACAAAGAAGTATCTTTCGCTTCGCAATGATGAAAATGCTCGAAACGCCGTTTTCTATCTCGGTGATGTCAGCATGACAATCAACGATACTATGTATGTCAGCTGGAAAGACTGGGGAGATCATTTAGCATAGTATCAATTATAACTAAACAATCTAATGAATTAATGCACAAAGAGCCGACTATTCAACACAGCCGGCTCTTATTGTATTTCGTCCATAAAAACAATTCAAGCATTTCCTCTATTAAATCCGTATTTCTTTGCATACCTGTAGAACCTGTTCGGTTTCATGCCGAGCCTTTTCATTGTATCCACGGCAGTCTGGCTGCCCTTGACCCATTTCTCGCATTCTCGCTTGAACTCTTTCTCATCAAACGGCAACGGCTGTCTGCCCTTGTACTTACCCTCTGCCTTAGCAATGGCAATTCCTTCTCGCTGCCTTTCGAGGATCATTTCACGCTCAAACTCTGCAAGTCCTGCAAAAACAGTCAGCATAAGCTTGCCCTGCGGCGTCGATGTATCAAAGTCTTCTTTCTGAGATATAAGCTGAACGCCTTTTGCCGACAGCTCATCAACAATGTTCAGCAGGTCACGAACCGAACGTGCAAGTCTTGCGTACTCCGTAACAATAACTGTGTCACCCTCACGCACATACTCACGCATAGCAGTGAGCTGAGGTCTTGCCGCATCTTTACCGCTCTGCTTGTCGATAAAAACTTTGTCTACTCCAAGCGCCTTGAACGCCTCCACCTGCCGAGCCTCGTTCTGTCCGTCAGTACTTACACGGGCATACCCTATCAAAGCCATAATAACATCTCCTCTGAACACAATACTGTTTGATATAAGTATACCACGAATTATGCAATATGTCAATATAGAAAACTGTATTTATATGACATATATTTTCAATAGGTGGTTAGGGTATAGGCTAATGAAATACAAATGCTCAACACTGCTGTTTAACTGATTTCAATATGATGCTTGTTATATATTGAAACGGTTTATCTATAACCCCTTATAGCTCATACCAGCAGATACTATTTTATAATGGAGAGAGGTAAGGCTTACGATAAGTGAAGCTATAATACACCATATATGTTGATACGAAATACTGATGTTGCATAGAATAAGGCTCTCAGAGTGTTTCTGAGAGCCTTATTCAGTATCTTTTATTTCTTCAAAAGCCTATTGATATGATTGAGTATCATCAACTGATCACCGTCATCGAGCTGCTTCATGCCTTCAACCGCTTTCCGTATCAGCTCAGGATTTGAATTGCTGTCATCGAAGAACTCCGCAGGAGTGATGCCGAAATAGTCGCATATCGCAAACAGCTCCGAAAGCGGCGGTAGTGACTTACCAGATGAAATATTGTAGATATATCCACGGCTATGACCGAGATCATAGCTCATCTGGTACTCCGATACACCCTTTTGAAGCCGCAACTGAGTTATTCGGTTCCTTACAAAATCGTCTGTCATAGCTAAATCACCTCTTACTTCTATAATACAGCAAAAGGAATCAGCTATACTCAAGGGAAATATGTTGTTATGCCTTGAATAATCTTCTAATATATGTTATAATCAAGATATATTAGATTATTCTTGCGGTAGTATCATTAATAATACGAATAACAACATTTATAGGTGTAAGCTATGGAGATATATACAGTCAGTTTCTTTGGGCATCGTGAGGTAGAAGGCGCATCAAATATTGAAAGCAGGCTGGACTGGCTCCTGCATGATCTCATCACACAGAAGCAGTATGTTGAATTTCTGATTGGTCGAGACGGAGAATTTGATCTCTTGGTGGCATCAGCGATCAGGCGAGCTGTCAAGCAGTACGGCTGCGGCAACACATCGCTAATCCTTGTACTGCCGTATATGAAAGCCGAGTACCGTAACAATGAACAGAGCTATCTCAATTACTATGATGAGGTGGAAATCTGTGCTGAATCATCTAAAGCACACTATAAATCCGCAATACAAGTCCGTAACAGGTGTATGGTTGACCGTTCTGACCTGGTTGTTTGCTGTATTCAGCATAAGAGTGGTGGAGCATATAAAACAATAAAGTATGCATTGAAACATGATAAGTCCGTAAGAGATCTGGCTAATAACTTCCTTTGACTTTGATACATCCAAAGTAAGCATATGTTTAATAAGCATCCTATTCTTAAAGTGTCAAATGTATTTTTTCTGAGCATACAGTTGTTTAAATCAGTCAGATTGAAACGGCATAACGGCATATTGTTTGTTGCGCTATAATACAAAGCAGGTTCTTAGAAATATACTACGAACCTGCTTTTTCAATATTCAGTACACATAGTGCACCATATGCGCTTGAATTATCTATAATAAAATAGCCGATTTCTCAAAATAGATACATTCAGGAGAATGCTTACAAAACAGCGTAAAATCGTCACTATTCAATTTTCAAGATACTGTTCTGACAACGATTTACAACTGCATACACATATTCATGAGCCTGCGTTCATAGGTGCGGTCAGGGTGAATATATCGGTTGAGTGTCAGGGTAACGCTGCTGTGACCGAGAACGGCTGACAGCACTTTGACATTAAATCCTTTCTCGGCTGAATTAGTCGCAAAAGTGTGGCGGAGCTTGTGATAATTATGATTTTCTACCTCCGCTGATTGCAGTATCTTCTTGTAGCGGTACTGCATTGTGCGAGGCTCAACAGGCTTGTCCGTACCCGATAAGATGAAATAATCGGCTTCGCTTCGGAACATTTCAAAGTATTTCATCAAAGCATCGGGGATAGCGATATCTCTGAACGATGTTGCAGACTTCGGTGCTGAGATCACGATCTTTGTTTTTCTGTTGCCGTTAGCGGAGCTGATACGCTGAACAGTCCTGTGGATATGCAGTATCTTGTTCCGAAAGTCCACATCTTCCCATCTCAGACCACAAAGCTCACCGATACGCAAACCCATAAAAAGCGACAACAGGATACCGAAAGCAGTCAGTGACATATTGGCTTTCAGATACGAAACAAGCTTTTTTTGCTCTGTATCGCTGATCTTTTCAACCTGCTTTCTTTCAGCTTTCGGAAGAGTTACATTTTTCAGCGAAAGCCTGAAGCCGTACTCCTCCTGTGCATATTTCAGCATTGTTTTGAAAACAGTAAATATATCCCTCACATAGCTTGCAGATAACCCGTCTGCGAGCTTTTTGTTTATAAAGGTGTTTATCCTGCCTGCGGTCAGGTCTGCACAGGGAATATCACCAACTTCGGGGAGTATATGCTTTTCAAACTTATTCCGGTAATTTGCAAGTGTGGACTCCTTGACACGGTTCACCACAGCATTCAGCCATTCCCGATATACCTTGCCGACGGTGATATATCTGCCCGAAAGATAGCGTGTGGCAATTTCTCGCCCAATCAGCACCTTGCTTTCGGCTTCTTCGTAGGTTTTGCCATAAACATATTGGTACTGTGTTTTGCCGTTATCAGTATAATCGGCAATGAACTTTCCGACATACCGCCCGTCTTTACGCTTTGTAATAGTTATACCTATTTTCTCCATTCAGTAGCCCTCCAAACGCCTTCAGAATAGCAATCTGCACATCTGAGTCAGTTCTCTTGTATACAATCCGCCGATTTTCAGCCCGATACTTGAAAAATCCCGAAAAATCCTGTATAATATCATTATGGGATATTATGCCTTTCAACGCAAATACTTGTTTAAAAATGCGGATTTCCTGAATGTATCTATTTTGAGAAATCAAACATCGCACCTGATACTTTATTTAGTATTATAACACCGCATTTGTTAGGTATGCATGCAGAATGAACAGTTATCCCTGAATTATGTAATAGTCAGGGGGATTGTAATGGCACACGATACTTTATATATAGTTGACAATAGCAGCGAAAAGACTTCTGTAAAAAAATATCTTTCCGAATGGTGTTCTATCTCAAAGCAGATGGATATTGCTACGGGATATTTTGAAATAGGAGGTCTGCTCACTTTAGGAGAAGATTGGCAGGACCTCAAAAAAATACGCATTATCCTTGGCAACGAAGTAACGAAGCGAACCAGAGATGTTATCGAGGAAGTTGCTAAAACCATGATAGAGCGATTCCGCAGAAGCGTAGAGCATGAGCAAGAAAAGAATGAGTTTTTGATCGGTGTCCCTGCTATTATTCGGGCAATGAAGGTAGGCAAAATTGAGTGCCGTGTATATGACAGCAATAAATTCCACGCTAAAGCATATATCACATATTTCCGTGATGAATACAGAGATCAGTTCATTTCTGCTATGAATGTTCCATCGGGGTATGCCCTGGTCGGATCAAGCAACTTTACAAAGGCGGGACTGACGCAGAATATTGAGCTGAATGTTCAGGTCAAAGATGAAGTTGAACAGCTTCAGAAGTGGTTTGATGAGCATTGGCAGAACGGCACGGATATTACCGAGGCGGTTTTGAAGGTCATGGAGATGCACTGCCGTGAGTTCAGCCCCTATGATGTTTATCTGCGCTCTATGTATGAGTATTTCAAGAGCCATGAGGAAACCGTATCAGAATGGGAAGAAAACGAATCAGTTGTATATAAAGGGCTATCGCAGTATCAGAAGGACGGATACAACAGCCTTATTCAGATAGCAGAACGTTACTCCGGGGCATTCCTTTGTGATGGTGTCGGTCTGGGCAAGACCTTTGTCGGAATGATGCTGATAGAGCGTTTTGTCAAGAAAGAGCGTAAGAATGTCGTCCTGATCGTTCCTGCATCTGCAAGGGTATCTGTATGGGAAGTAACGATAAAACGCCTTATCCCTGAGATATTGGAGGGCTTCTACCCGTTCAAGATCATCAACCATACCGATCTGCTGCTTGACAAGAATCAGAACCTTATGAATCAGATTGCACAGCAGGCGGAAATAATTATCATAGATGAAGCACATCATTTCCGCAACCGTTCCTCCAATAGATATAGAAAGCTGTTTGATATGATGCAGTCGGGTTGTAAAAAGCAGATATTTATGCTGACAGCTACGCCGATCAATAACAGTTTCCTTGATTTACAGCATCTTATTGAGTTGTTCACTCACAGACAGGAAGATTATTTCTCCGCTGCTCCGTTGGGTATCCACAGTCTTTCAGGGCACTTCAAAAAGATGGAGAAACAGCTCGATCAGATATCGGGTACAGCGATCAGCGATTCTCTTGATATATCCGGTGATATTATCCGTGCAGACAGACTTGTAACAGAGCTTGTTGTACAGCGCAGCCGTGCTTATGTCAAGCGGAGTCTGCTGACCGAGCAAGGTAATAATGTCCTTTTCTCCGAAAGAAAACCGCCGACAGTTGCGAACTACTCCCTTGAAAAGTCATACGGCAGACTGATAAAGGACTTCAAGGAGTCATTTGACCGTAAGGACAAGAACGGAAAAACGATAACGATCCTGTCCCTTGCCATTTATTCGCCGTACAGCGATGATTATTTCATCGGGGACAAGTCCAGGATGGACGAGATGGTAACAGGTCGTCAACAGCAGGTAGTAAATCTTATCCGCATTTTGCTCCTGAAACGCTTTGAAAGTTCTATCGAAGCATTCAAGGAAACTTGTATCAAAATATATATCCGTCTGAACAAGTTCCTGAACGACTATAAGGACGTTGACGCAAGCAGTAAGCGCCGAGTTGAAAGAAAACAGGCAGAACAGGAAGATATTCTTCGCTATGCCGAGGAATATGCGGCTATGAATCAGACCTCTATCGAAGATATTGAGGACAGCCTGCCCGATTATGTGTGGAATACGCAGGAAGTCTTTGATGTCAATGATTTCGATATCAATGCTCTGCTTGTTGATACCATGATGGATATGGACACGCTTTCAAAATTTATCGAAGATATGATGGAATTCAAGCCCGAAAACGATGATAAGATACGGGAATTAAAGCGTATTCTGCATGAAGATACACATATTCAGAACAAGAAAGTCATCATTTTCACGGAATACAAAGCGACTGCGCAGTATATCTATCGGGAACTTCAAAAGGCAAGTTTTACCGATCTTTACGAGATCGACGGACAGACTTCCGGTGACCGCCATGAAATGATACAGCGTTTCGCGCCGTATTATAACGGCTGTTCGTCGGCGGAAGTAACGGACGAGATAAAGATACTTATCGCAACAGATGTACTTGCCGAGGGCTTGAACTTGCAAGACGCATCGTGCCTTATAAACTATGAATTACACTGGAATCCTGTTCGCCTTATGCAGAGAATAGGTCGTATCGACCGCCGCCGTGATGCAGATACCGAAGCCCGTCTGCTTGCAGATCACCCCGAACTGAAAGCAGACCGTGATTATGCGTACTATTGGAACTTCCTGCCGCCAAAGGAATTGGAAGACCTTTTGTCACTATATAAGACAGTATCAAAGAAAACACTTCGCATTTCTAAAACATTCGGCATTGAGGGAGAAAAACTCCTCACTCCCGATGATGAATACGAAGCACTGAAAGAGTTCAATTCACATTATGAGGGCAGCACTTCCGCAGAGGAAGAGATTGCCCTTGCATATCAGCAGTTGTTAGCGGACAACCCCGACTATCTTGAACAGGTCAAGGAACTGCCGAAGAAAATGTACAGCGGTAAAATGGCTTCAACACGAAAGGGATACTTCTTCTGCTATGAACTGCCGACCAAGAGAGCAGACGGAACATGGTCAGACAGAGACGGCATTTACCGCTGGTATGTGGTTGATCCGGAAAGCAAGCAGGTCACGGAAGATCTACATGAGATATGGACTGCTATCAAGTGCGAGCGTGACGAGAACAGAGCCTTTAACGCTAATGAGGAGCAGTTCTCCGAGATACGCAAAGTGATAGAGAATTACATCAAGAAGAATTATTTGAAAGCTATACAAGCGCCTATGGGCAAAAAAGCCAAGCTGGTTACATGGCTTCAGATGTTATAAGAGGTACAGGCTATGGATATCAGAAATATAAAGAGCATAGATGATCTTATCAGGTACTTCACCGAGGAACTGAATTGGAACATCGACCTTGATGATTTTGATGAGATTGACGATATTACATACGATTTTGACGCTGCCGACATAGGATTGAAAGAAGAAGCATTTGCTAAGATTTCATCATTACGGCAGTTACAGCCGCTCTGCGATGAGCAGAAATGGGGCATCTTCTGCGTAGAGTTCGACAGCAACAAGTTTGAAGTGTCGGCACTCCGTAAGATACTGTCGGGACTTATCCCCAAGAGAAGAAACGCCACTGAACACGCTGTATGGTCGCAGAAGGACTTGCTGTTCCTTTGTTTCTGGGGGACGGATAATAACCGCACCATTGGTATCGCACATTTTGAGGATAAGGATGCAGGGCTTCCGCAAATAAAAATGATCTCCTGTGCCACTGCTGTTGAGGATTTCACACAGATACGCACTTTTGAGGAGCGTATTAGTCATTTATCATGGGTGAAAGATGTTACTGACACACAGGCATGGTACGATCAGTGGTCGGCGGCATTTGTAACGGCATATCATCAGGTCATAAGAGACTCTGCTTCGCTTACTGTCAAGCTGGCGGCAGAGGCTCAGGCTATCCGTGACCGTATACTTGACATATATGCTGTCGAAACGCATGACGGATATGTGCATAAGCTGTTCAAGGATTTCAAGGACAATCTTATCCACGATATGACCAAGCAGCAGTTTGCAGATATGTACGCTCAAACCGTTGTTTATGGTTTGTTCTCCGCAAGGTGCATGGATAAGACGCAGGATAGCTTCAATGTGAAAGAAGCGATCGCCTGCATTCCGAACACCAACCCGTTCCTGAAAAGGCTCATGGAGGAATGTCTGGGTGAAAGCTCTGAGCGTCTCCTAACCTTTGACGAACTGGAAGTTGCGAATGTTGTGGAGATACTCACGCACACAAACACCGACCTGATACTTGCCGACTTCAACCGTCAGACAGGCGGCGGACGTGAAGACCCTGTTATCCATTTCTATGAGGAATTCCTGACCGCATACGACAAGGCACAGAAGGTGCAGAGGGGCGTTTACTATACGCCGCAGCCTGTTGTCAATTTCATTGTCAGAGCGGTTGACAGCATTCTGAAAACGGAGTTCGGACTTGCGGACGGTTTGGCATCGGAAGAAACCAAGACTGTGAAGTATATGCGTGAAAAGATCAGAGGTCAGGGCATGACCGAGGACACAAAGGAAGTGCCTGCGGTTCAGATACTCGATCCAGCAACAGGTACGGGAACATTCCTGCGTCAGACCATTCTGCAAATATATG